GTAACTGAGGCCAGGATTCCGACCAGGTAGTTGCTGCGATCGAGGGCCTGCTTGTGCCGGCGCAGGAGAGCGGAGAACTGCCGCGGGGTAAGGGACCAGAAGTCAGCGTCGGATAAGTGTAGATCGTAACGCGCTGAACTCCACAATCCCATCCACCGCTGCGCGTTGGTTAGCTCTGGTCCGTCCTGGGGGCCGTGTCTTCGTCCGCCTCGGTGTCAGGTTCGGCCATGCCGGCGCTCCAACATGCGAGCACAGCGGACCATATCTCGGACAGGTTCTTGCGCGTCACGAGAGTCTTGACTTCGGCCAGGGTGGACTTCGGGTTCAGGGGAAGCATCGCGGCGTAAAGCATGGCCCGGACCAGGTTGATCGAGGGCGCGGAAATGTCGCGTGAGCGCAACCCGGTCAGCAGCGCGCGGTCGGTTACATCTTCGGCGACGGCGACCGCTTCGAAGGAAAAGAGCAGTTGGAACGTGGCCTCGCCGATGGTCAGGGATGTGGAAGGTGCTACGGGGTTAGTCATGATTCCTCTTCAGGTTTGTGGTATCCCCGGTCCCCAAACGCGAGGGACCGGGGGAACCCAGTTCAGTTGGGTTTAGCTGCCGGTCTTAATGGTCATGATCCCTTGCAACTTGATGTTGATCTTGACGGTCAGCGTCTTGTCAGCACCTATGCCGACCGGGGTAGGCATAGAGGAGACCCAGCCATTGAAGTCGTACACGTTTCCGCTCGTGACTTGTCCGGCGATCTTCTGCAATTGCACCTGATACTGGTTCGCGAGTCCGGACAGGAAAGCTGTCTGGAGCGCAATCAAACCGGGGTCACCGGGCAAGAACACACCCGTCGCGGTGAACTCACCGGGGTCCAGCACGGTCGGAATGGATTCCTTCGTGACGGTGCCGGCGATGTCGGAAGGCGAGCCTGTATTTGTGATGTCGTCAAAGCTCAGCTTCTGTTCTGGCAGGGTGAAGTCCTTAATCTGCAAGAGCGCAATGCCGGTGGGGGTTGCAGCCGGGGCAAGAGTCAACGCGGTCGGAGGAATGGACGGAGCAGCGACAGGCGCTGCAATGGTTGCGGGAGTGGCATTGATAACCAGGACTGCGCCTGCGCCTGTGCCGCCCTTTGAGAGAGTGGACATGATGTTACCTCGTGTGAAGCGGTGGGGGCTTAGCTCTGGTAATCGACCAGGACTGAGACGTTGGTTGTGGAGAGCAGGGCGTCGGACTGATACAAATCGGTGAGATTGACGACGTCGGCGAAGAAGACTTGTGGACCGCCGGGGAGAAATCCCTGGTAGCCGTTGAGCGCGGCCTTGACCGCGAGCCCGAGCTTGTGGGCGATGAGGTAGCTGCCTGGCCCGAAGCACGCGTGGCAGCTAAACAGAATGCGCGCGTGGGCCACACCGCTCGATCCGGTGAGCGTCATCTCGTCGTGATCGCTGACCGCCTGGTACACGATGGCGGGGAAGAGCGAGATATCGACGGGCGCGGGGATCGGCTGGATGCTGTCGCCGCCGGCGACGATGGCCACGATGGGCGTCTCGGTGAGCAGCAGCGCGACAATGCCTTCGATGAGTGTGACCATTTAGTAGTCCTCTCCGCCGTACTCCGAGTCGGAAGGTGAATCGTCGGCCAGGTCCTGGCCGAGCGAAGATGCCAGGTTTTCAAGCATCACTTCGACGGCCCGCTCAATCGAAGAATCGAAGCTGCGCACCATGAACGGGTTTGCGTCGATGTGCTTTGTAACGTGCGAACCCTTTTCACCGCTCTTGCCGCCCTCGATGTGGTCGAAGCCGTTCTCAACCCAATAGGCCACGTGGCCGGTGCCGATGCCGGGGCCGACCTTCACCGCCGGGTTGTACCTGGTCCCGATGACGACCTGGTCGCAGAGACTTTCTTTGAGCACGCCCGGCTGCAGGGCATTGCTGTCCGGAGTCGGTTCGTCGGTACGCTCGGGGCATTCCGCGACCATTGCGTCGAGGAGGACATCACCGCCGGCCTGCAGCGCGTTGCGGACCGCCCGCTTGGCTACGCGCGTGGGGAGTGCCTTGAGCAGGTCCTCCCATTCATGCGTGTCGATGGTGAGCTTGACTTCATCGGCCATTACGAACTCACGGTGTCAACGCCGATGCAGGCGAGGATCAAAATCCGGTGACGCCGATTCACGTCGTCAACATCCTGGATGGTGTAGGCATTGTCGCCGAACTGGATCCGCATGCCGGGCGCGATCGCGACCGCGGGATAGCGGATGGTGATGCAGTCGGTTGCGTTGGCCGCTTGAGTGGAGTTCTGAAACGAAAACTTGAAGGTCAGGCTCGAGGTGCCCTCGATGGCGGCGTGCGTGGTCAGCACCGTTGACCAGGTAGTGCCGGGCTGCCCGGCTGAGTCGCGGGTGGAGCTGGGCTTTTGGATGGTGATGGAGTGGCGAAGCCGGCCGGCGGCGAGTTGGGTTGGGTCGAAGGTCATGCCTGGTACCCGAAGGTGTCGAAGGTGTCGGTTGCAAGCAGGCTCTCAACGCCCATCTCGATGGCTTTGGGCGGATTGGCCTCGGCTGCGTCGCGGTGGGTGAACCAATACGAAATCAGCAGGCTCATGGCCTGGGTGATGGTGGCCGGGCAGTTGCCGATGCAGTAGCTCGCCGTGAGTGTCGCGCCTGTGTACGAGCTGTTGACGGTCAAGACCGAACTCGCATTGGTGAAGGGGACTGGAGCGCCGGTAGAGTCCACCAGGACGATGTTGGTGACCTGGAGTACCGTGCCAGCCATGAACGCCGCGGCCTGGGAAAGCGTAATTGCGAATGGCGAAGCCAATGGAACTTCCAGCGAATCCACAACCGGCAGCGCATACGTCGCGGCCGTGTAGAGGATGGTGACCGAGCCGGGGAGGTAGCTCTGTGTGTATGGCCAGTAAAGCCCCGGCATGGGCACGATGCGCGCCGGCTCGCTCGTCAGGTCGACGTAATACTGGCTTGGATCGAGAGTCTGCAGAGTGCCGGTGAGATCGATGTAAGTGATGCTTTCAACTGAGAGCGTGGCCACCATCGGCAGCCTGATCATGAGCGCGTGCCAGTATTTCCCGTAAAGGACGTGGCGATCATTTGCGCCGATGGTGCCAGACCAATCAGGGAAGGGAAAGAAGTCAAGGTTCAGGCGCATGGCGCGTGGGAAGATGGCGCGCTGCATTTTCTTCTCGACATATTGCCGCGCGGCGATGATGTATCCGCCGATCACCGTGTCCTGCGAGGTATCGCCGGAGTCGATGATGCATTGCAGCTTCGCCTGGGCGAGGGTCATCGGCTCCGCGATGGGCGCGGACATTTCTTTGTAGACGAGGGGCATGGTTTACCTGATGGCGCGTTCGCGGTTCTGAATTGGACGGTCCGCCTGTTCGCGGGGGACGCGGATCGGCGCCGGCTTGGGAGCCGGTGGGGTTGGAACTGGGGTTTGTGGCATGGGGCCTCTTCGGGGCCGGCGTTGAAGCCGGCCCCGTGGGGAGGAGGTTGAGGGATTGGTTACTTGCCTGTGAGTGTGATTACAGGATGGCTGCCTGCATCCGTGACAGCGCCGCCCACGCGGGCGAAGGCCACGAAGCCAGTCCGGTTCAGCTCGATCCAGCGGTCAACGCTCTTCTTGAGCATGATGCCGGGAAGCACTTCGCGGTAGGTGTAACCCTCTGAAAAGTTGCCGAACTGGATGTACGGGTTGCCCACGCCGATCGCGGGTTGGTAGGGGTTGATCTTCACCGGGAAGCCGAAGATCGTGCCCGCGAAGCCGGAGATTCCGCCGTCAAGGAAGGGCAGGAAGATGGGGCGCTGGTTGCCGTCCGTGATGTTCATGATCCCGTTGGCGAGGGTTGCATTGCTCATCAGCCACGAAGCGCCGATCGCGTATGCAGGGTCCAGGGTGGCCAGCATGCCAGTCAGATCGGCATATTTGGTCACGAGCGTGGTGGCACCGGTGATGCCCGCGGCGACGGCCGAGAGCGCGCCGACGTTCGACGTGTTGCCGTTGGTGATCCAGTTCGCGGCTGTGCGTTGATAGCGCGTCTGGGTCGCCTTCTCAACGAACCCGACCAGGTCGAACAGGACGTCGTTGAGCAGAGAGTTGTCGAGCAGGATCGGATTCGACCGGATGTCGTCAACCTGGATGGTGACGCCGGTGGCCGAGGGATCGGTGGTGGTGATGGGGGCCGAGTTGAGCACGAAGCCGTTAGCCAGATCCGAGAGGAGGGGAGCCTTGACCGCTTCGCCGGTGCTGGTACGGAACTTGTACACCAGGTCGTATACCGAGCCCGAAGACTTGAGGGCAATCTTCGGATCGGTGACGCCTACCGGAATCATGACAGAGCCATCGATGGCAATAGTCAGATCGCGGCGCTCGAATGTGGCTCCGGCTGCGTAGTTGCGGAGTGCCACCGCGGTTGCGGCGCGGCGCTCATCCATGGAGCGGGTCTCAGCTACGACGATGGCGCCATCGGCGATGGGCGCCTGGGCAACGCGGTTGGGTACGCTGCGGAGCTCGGCCGCGTCGGCTTCGAGCGAAACAGTGCGCTCGATGTCGGCCTTGATCACGTTGGCGTCGGCCAACATCTTGTCTACGGCGACCCGCTGCTCGGTCGTCACGTCTGCGCCGGCCATAATGGCGCGGGCGTCAGAGAGGAGTTTGTTGCGCTTTTCCTGCAATTCAAAAAGGGTCATGGTACTTCCTTGTGCTGCGAGATTTGATGCTTGCAGGACAGCGGCAGCGGCAGGCTGGGGCTTCTCAGCGGCATGACAGACGGGTGCGAGTGAACGCGGCCGGCAAGCGGCGCGCCCGTCATGCGTGATGCAAAAAGTGGTTTAACCGTGGTTGGGCATATGCTCCGCGGTCTTAATCGCACACATGGCATTGGCCGCGTTGCAGGCGGCCTGCGAGAACTTCAATGCTTCCTCTGACTTCTCCGCCTTCGCGGCCTTATCGATCAGAGCTTCAACTTCTTTTCTCTTGTCGTTGGGCATCCGGTTCTACCTCCGAATTCATCACTAGATTAGTCGGTGAAGGCCAGGCGGATGTTCATCACGCGGTTTGCGTCTGCGTTTCTGATGGAGCGCGACTCGGCGCACGAGCAGTACTCCTCGTCACAATCGGCGTCGGAACACAGGCCGCAATCGCCGCCGGCGCACTCGGCGCAGTCGCAGGAGCATTGTTCTGCGTCGCGCTGTTTCATCTTGGCGCGGATCTCGACGGGGCACGACGCGAGGGACCGGATCGATACCTCGGACGACTGGTACGCCGGGAAGCTGCATGGCGAGATCTCGTAAAGGTCGACGGCGATCAGCGTGCGCACCACGTTGCCGGCGGCATCGCAGAGCCACTTGTCCTCAATGGTGGAGAATCCGAAGCTGTTGGCGTCCAGGTCGCCGCGGTCAACCGACTCGGCCAGGTCAGAGCCCTGGGAGTTCTTCGGCAGCTTGCAAACGAAGCGCAGGCCTTCGGGCGAATCGGTCAGAGCCAGAGTCTTGCTTTTTGTCCGGCCGAGCAGGTTGGCCGGGATGTGATCGCGGAGACAGAGTACGTCTGCGCCAGCCTTGAGCGCGCCGGCGAAGACTCCAGGGGCCAGCAGCTCGGTGAAGCCGCCCAGGTCGCACGACGGCGAGTTGTAGGGGATGAGCCCGGAGAGCGTGCGGGTGCCGTCGTCTGCGGTGGCGACGCGGAACTCGGTGGTAAGAAGCGTGCGTACTGTGCGCTCGGTTTTAGGCTGCTTGATCATCTGTGTCCTCTTCGGGTGCTGCGAGTTCGTGTACCGCTTTGGCCGCGGCGATGTCGCGTGAAACCGCGATGTGAATGGAGCGGACGGCGCGGGTGAACTCGGCGTTGGCGTAACCGGCGCGATCGGCGTCTGGAATGACTGCCGGCCACTTTGCGGCCCGCTTTTCCATTGCGCGCAGCGCGTCGTTGATTACGCCGTCGGCTGGATCGCCTCCGGTGAACAAACCGACGCCGTTTTGACCGATCGCCGTGTCCGCGATGGAGCGAAGAACAGGCTGGAAACAGGCCGTAATCGCGGCCAAATCCCTCTTGCTGCGGGTCAAAAGGCGGTTGAACCCGTCTGAATAGAGGCCGATGAAGGCGCGGGTGTACACGCCAAGCATGGACCGCTCCGCCGGCGTGGGCAGTGCCGCGTCAATGGGCTGGTCTTGCAGCGACTCGGTATCGAGCAGTCGCTTTGAATTTTGGTAATTGACGGCCGTGACGTAGACATCGCACTCCGGACCGCCGGGATTCTCACCGAGCTTGCGGAGCACGTCGTTGGCCGTGTACCACCCACCGTTGCGCCCGGCCTGGTAGGCCTCGTTCTGCGACTTCAAATCGGTGCGCAGCAGTCGGGTTACATCGAAGCTGCTGTAAAACTTCCCTGCCTTGCTGCCTTGGGTGGGGCAGAGCTTGCGATCGAATTCGGCCTCAAGCTTGCGCAGCAGCGGTGCCAGGGAGATGACCAGGAATTGGAGCATGAGCTGCTCTGAGTTCGTGCCACTCAAACGGCTGGTGTCGCCGACCAGGTGCGGGCTGATCTTCCAGAGCGCCGCGATATCGGCGCGCTGGAATGACCTGGTCGCGAGGAACTGCGATTCTTCGGGCGTGAGCCCGAGGGACTGATAGGACCAGTCGCCGCCCCATAAAAATTGCATACGTCCCTGATTGACGCCGCCGGCGTTCTCCTGCCAGCTTTCCTTCATTTCTTTCTGCACCGCTGGAGACGGCTTGGGGGCCTTGTTCATGAAGACGCCTGTGCCCTTTGTGCCGTTGCCGAAGAGTCGCGCGCCATGTTTCTCAGCCGCCTTGGCCAGGCCCAGAGATTGGCGGGCCAGCATGATGGGGGACATGCCCTTGCGGCCTTCGAGTGAAAACAGCGGGACGTGAATCATGTCCTTGGCATCGACGATGCGATAGGTGCCGAGAGGTTCGCCCTGCGAAGTTTTGTACGCCATGACGCCGCTGGGCTGTCGGACTGGTTCGGTCTTGAGCGGATTCAGCGGCCAGAGCGCGACAGCCTGCCTGAGCTTGTTGCGCTCGATCTGCGCGTAGCAGTTGCCCATGGCGAGGCAGCCGATCATAGTCTCAACGAAACTCGGCGCGGACATTTCCGGGTTTGGCTCGCTGTTGAGCAGGTAGTGCAGGCCGGTGTCTTCCGCGACGACGTGCCCCTTGTCGGTGCGCTCCATCAGCCGCAGCGGGAGCGTGGCTCCCATTGAAGCGAGCAGGGTGATGCAGGAATAAACGGTCGTAATCTGGAGGCTGTTGGCCTCATTGATCTGCTCGCCGGCGACGGTGGCTTCGCCGCCAACTAGCCAATCCCAGATCGCGCTGGAGCTGAGGGGGATGGCGGGATTGTCGATGGGGCTGCCGCCGCGAAGGGCGATCAACGCGGAAGTGATTCTTTTGCCGAAGAGGGCCATGTGTAAGTTCTCAGTGGTGCGTGGACTACATCGAGAAGCAGCCGATACCGGATTGGCTGGCGGTCGATTCAGCGGTGAGGGCGCGGTTCATCGCGTTAAGTAAGGCGACCGCGCCGTCGATCTTGTTGGCCGGCTTCTGTTTCTCCGGGAAGGCATTCTCGGACTGGCCGCGAACTTTGGAAACCACGTTGCTCATGCACCAGGTCAACACCGGATCGCCGGTATGGTGCACGCGGCCGTCGAGGATCGCCGCATCGAGCGACTTCATCGGCAGGCTGAGATACTGCGGAATCTGTGGCACCTCAACGAGCGTGACGCCGGTGGCCAGGTATAGCTACTGGGTAAGCTGGTCGCAGTAGCGCTTGTCGTAGCACAGCGCCGTGACGCTGTGGGCCTCGATGTCGGCCGTCAGATCGGTGCGCACTAGGGCGTAGTCAAGCGCGCTGCCCTCGCAGGGGATCAGG